TTCAGAGGCAGATGATTTAATCGCATATTATTGTCAAATCTCTAAAGGAGAAGATAAAACAATTTTCAGTGGAGATAGAGACTTAACACAACTTATCTCTGATGATGTTAGTATCTACTCACCTAATACAAAAAAGTATTATAAGAAAGGAGATAACATCAAATTACACGATATTGAAATCCCCCACTATAATGTAAAAACATTTAAAATTTTATCTGGAGATAAATCTGATAATATTGATGGTATCTATTATTTGGGTGAGAAAACTTTTGTTAAATTATTTCCTGAGATAGTTGAAAAAGAAATTTCTTTTTCTGATATTTTAACAAGAGGTGAGGAACTACTAAAAGAACAAAAAGACAACACAGTATTAAAAAATTTATTAACAGGTAAAACAAAAGAAGGTATTTTTGGAAATGAGTTTTTTGAAATAAATAAAAAGATAGTCGATTTAAGTAACCCATTAATTACGGATGAAGGTAAAAAACTTGTTGAGTTATATTATACCGAGTCTTTGGATCCTGATGGTAGAGGTTATAAAAACCTAATACGGATGATGATGGATGATGGGTTATTTAAATTTTTACCTAAAATCGATGAACAGTGGATTTATTTTTTAAAACCATTTTTAAAACTAACAAGAAAAGAAAAATCAAAATTCAAAAAAAACAAGTAAAATTATGAAAGATCAAAATGAAGTAACCAAAGTGGAGTTTTTAATCACATTGAATGACAACTTTGTAGTACAAAGATTTTTTAACGTAAAAGGGTATAATCCAAATTCAAAAAACAGTATGGATTTATATAGTTACATTAAAAGTTTATCTAATGAATTACAACAAAAATTAAGAAACAAATGTGTTGTTTATATGTTAGAAAATCGATTCCAAATTGAAGAAGATTCTTCAATACTTGAGACATCAAATACAGAAGGTCCTGAAGTTTTTAACATTATTTTAAAAGTCGGAAATGAGACAATTTGTCATAGAATCATAGACGCAAAATTATACCCACCAAAGGTAAGATATACGCTGGATATACGTCCATCCATAAAAACCATTTTGAGAGACATAACTGACATTTTATCAGACAAAAATTTAACATATAATTATTTAAATTATTCACTCGTTTAATGGTATTTATTATTGAATCATACTTAAATCTATCAATATGTCAGACAAAAAAAACTTCGGTTACTTAGGAAATACTTTTCAAATTCAATTATTAAATAATATTATTTTATACAAAGATTTTTCTAATTCCATCATCGAAGTTATTGATCCACATTATTTTGATAACCAATATTTTAGAATCATTTGTCAAATGATTAAAGAATATTATACAAAATATGAACACACACCGACATTTGATACTCTTGAACAGTTGACAAAATCTGAAGTTAGTTCACCTATGGCTCAAAAGAGCATTTTAGATACGTTGGAACAGGTTAAGAACGTATCAGATGAAGGTTCAATATTTGTTCAAGAAAAAGCCTTAAAATTCTGTAAACAACAGGAGCTCCAAAAAGTAATGACAAAAGCCCAATCAATCATCGACAAAGGTGATTTTGAAAGTTATGATAAGTTAGAAGAAATGGTAAGGGGAGCACTCCAAGTTGGAGAAACAGATAAAGGAACATCAGATGTCTTTTTTAATTTAGATGAGGTTTTAGATGATGATTACAGACATCCAATTCCAATTGGAATCCCTGGTATTGATAACTTATTAAAAGGTGGATTGGCAAAAGGAGAAATTGGTGTAATACTTGCACCAACAGGAGTCGGTAAATCAACATTTACAACAAAAATTGCAAATCATGCATTTAATTTAGGGTACAGTGTCCTTCAAATATTTTTTGAGGACAACCCAAAAATTATTCAAAGAAAACACTTTACACTTTGGACAGGAATACACCCAGATGATTTATCTGAAAACAAAGATGAAGTAATGAATAAAGTCAAAAATATTCAGTCAACAAGAAAAAATAAGTTGATACTGAAAAAATTACCTTCTGATACGGTTACTATGAACCAAATCAAAAATCAAGTAAGAAAAATGATGGCAGAAGGAACAAAAATTGATATGATTATTTTAGATTACATCGACTGTGTAGTACCTGATAAAATGTTAGGTGATGAATGGAAAAGTGAAGGTTCGGTTATGCGAGGATTTGAAGCTATGTGTCACGAATTAGACATCGCAGGTTGGACGGCAACACAAGGAAATAGAAATTCAATTTCATCAGAAGTTGTTACAACCGATCAAATGGGGGGTTCTATTAAAAAAGCACAAGTAGGACACGTTATTATTACTGTGGCAAAATCATTACAACAAAAAGAAATGAACTTAGCAACAATAGCAATAACAAAGTCAAGAATAGGTAAAGACGGTATCATATTCGAAAACTGTAAGTTCGATAATGGTATGTTAGATATCGATACCGAACAAAGTGTAACATTCCTTGGACACGAGGAGCAAAAAGAAGAAAAAAATCGAAACAGAATTAAAGAACTGTTAGAAAAGAAAAGACAAAAATCACAAGAAGTTTAAAATAAAAATTAATAAATTAATATAAAATGGATATTTCTCAAAAAATATTAAGTGACATTACTGTCCATATGAAATACGCTAAGTTTCTTCCAGAAAAAGAAAGAAGAGAAACTTGGGAAGAGTTGGTGACAAGAAACAAAGAAATGCACCAAAGAAAATACCCTCACATTAAAAATGAAATTGAGGAGGTTTATAAAATGGTGTACGATAAAAAAGTATTACCCTCAATGAGATCTTTACAATTTGGAGGTAAACCAATTGAAATTTCACCAAACAGAGTATACAACTGCGCATATATGCCAATCGATCACGTAGATTCTTTTTCTGAAACTATGTTCTTATTGTTAGGAGGAACTGGTGTTGGATTTTCAGTTCAAAAACATCACGTAGAAAAACTACCTGAAGTAAAACGTCCAAATCCTAATAGAACAAGAAGATACCTCATCGGAGATTCAATTGAAGGGTGGGCAGATGCAATCAAAGTATTAATTGAATCGTATCTTGGTGTAAAAGCGTCAACACCTATATTTGATTTTTCTGATATTCGTCAGAAAGGGGCTCAACTTGTTACATCAGGTGGAAAGGCACCAGGTCCACAACCACTTAAAGATTGTATCCACAATATTACAAAGGTATTAGAAAACAAAGAAGATGGTGATAGATTAACACCTATTGAAACTCACGATATCGTATGTCATATTGCAGATGCCGTTCTTGCCGGAGGGATTAGAAGAGCCGCACTTATCTCGTTGTTTTCTGCAGATGATGAAGAAATGATTTCTTGTAAATCAGGTAATTGGTGGGAACAAAACGCACAAAGAGGTAGAGCAAACAATTCGGCGGTTCTTCTTCGTCACAAAATCACAAAAGAATACTTTATGGATTTGTGGAAAAGAATTGAATTGTCAGGAGCAGGAGAGCCAGGTATTTACCTATCTAATGATAAAGATTGGGGAACAAACCCTTGTTGTGAAATCGCACTAAGACCTTTCCAATTCTGTAATCTGTGTGAAGTAAATGCATCAGACATCGAATCACAAGAAGATTTTGAAAACAGAGTTAGAGCTGCGTCTTTTATTGGAACACTTCAAGCTGGTTATACTGACTTCCATTATCTTCGTGATATTTGGAAAAGAACAACAGAAAAAGATGCTCTTATCGGTGTTGGAATGACAGGTATTGGTTCAGGTGTTGTATTGGGTTATGATATGAAAAAAGCGGCAAAAGTCGTAAAAGAAGAAAACGAAAGAGTTGCGGGACTTATTGGAATTAACAAATCGGCAAGAACAACAACTGTAAAACCATCAGGAACATCATCTTTGGTGTTAGGTACATCATCAGGAATTCACGCTTGGCATAACGATTATTATTTAAGAAGAATCCGTGTTGGTAAAAACGAATCAATCTATTCTTACTTGGCAATTAATCACCCTGAGTTAATTGAAGATGAATTCTTCCGTCCTCACGATACTGCAGTTATTACTATCCCACAAAAAGCACCAATGGGTTCAATTGTAAGACACGAATCAGTATTTCAAATGTTGGAACGTGTGAAAAAAGTATCACAAGAGTGGATTAAACCAGGACACAGAAGTGGACAAAACACACATAACGTTTCTGCGACAGTTTCAATCAAAGAGGATGAGTGGGATTTAGTTGGTGATTGGATGTGGAACAATAGAGATTTCTATAACGGATTATCTGTATTACCATATAATGGAGGAACATACACACAAGCACCGTTTGAAGATTGTACAAAAGAACAATTTGAAACACTACTTTCAGCGCTTAAAGATGTTGATTTAACCAAAGTTGTTGAATTACAAGATAACACTGACTTACGAGGAGAAGCTGCGTGTGCGGGAGGTGCGTGTGAAATTGTATAAGTTATGAAAGTTCAGTGGGGAAATAATGTTACGTTAACATATCAAGTATTGTTGGCGTTCTATAATCTTAGAAAAAAAAATTAAAATGAATTTAGGTGCATCTAAAGATTGGGTACAACAATTATATGTTAGAGAGTTTGGACCGAAACTTCAACCAACTGACTTCTATTATAATGAACAAGGAAATATGGTTATGACTGAAGAGTATCATAAACGTAGGGGTAGTTGTTGTGGTAGTGGATGTAGACATTGCCCCTATGAACCACTTCACCAAAAAGGTAATAAAAACTTAAAAAAGTCCTTACGAAAGTAAGGATTTTTTTATTTATATAAAATATTAAGCTATTATATTTATATGATATGGCAAACGGTATAACATATGGTATTAATTTTCCATTTAGACAAAGTCAAGTTGG